CCCTCATCCATTGGCGACAGGCGTATGATATTGAGGTTATCCTCTACGGACACCAGCATGTCCCACTCGTATCCCTCCGGCAGCTCGCCAACAACATAGAGGGCGCGAGAGTTATTATCATACTGCCGCGCAATTACGTCACATGACGCGGAGAGCGTCCAATTATCGAAAGTAATTTCAGGATAATTCACACTGTAACCTCTCCCTCCAACGCCGCAATGCGGGTTTCAAGCTGCTGCACCTTTTCGGACAGTGAGACATTGGCTGCGGCCAGTGATACATTTGACGCAGCGATCTTATCCAGCAGCGTATCTATATCTTCGCCGCTATATTTGCTTGTGTAATATGACATATTCTCACCTCACACCACCAGTTGACGGCCGAATTTGTCCAAAAACAGCTTATTGTTTTTGTCTCTGAACGCACCGCCCAAGCTGCTTTCTTTAGGCTGGGAGTAATAGAGGATAACGCATCCGTCGCCGCCTCGTCCTCCCTTTCCTCCGTTGCCTCCATCGGCTGTACCGCCGCCACTGGCTGAACCGCTGACATTTGATACCGCGCTTCCCGTGCGTTTTGCTACAAGTGCCATACCATGACCGCTTGCACCGCCACCACCGTATCCACCACGCCCACCGCGCCCAATCGATGCCGTTTTGGGGACTTTGCTCGGTGTTGCGCCATTCAAAGCCGAAACGCCGGTTGCACTGACGTAAATAGTGCTTCCGCTTTTTCTTGCGGACGCTGTTCCCATAGCTGTGCCATTTGTTCCGTTCGTTCCAGCCGCCGCACCGCTGCCACATTGCGCGGATGCGTTTGCGGCACCATATCCGTTATCTAAATTTCCGCCTCCAGATGCAGTATCGCGCTCTTGTGCAATGACTCCACCCTCTGTTTGTGTGCTTCCGACTCGCCACGTTACTCCATCTTCATCCACTATCGAATTTCCTATAGTGATCTCCAATACATTTTCACCGGTAGGATATGAGTTAGCGCCGCCCGTTCCGTTTCCTCCCGAAATGCCTCCCTGTCCTTTTTCTGCGTATGTAATCCCTGTGAAGGTATCTATAAAACCGCTGTCAGAATAAGTCCCATTTGCGGAGGTAAGATTTCCGAATGTCGTGTCCCCACCTTCTACGCCGTTCGGCATTGATGCGGAAAACGCCGCGCCCTCTCCTCCCTGTCCAATTGAAAAGGCGAATACCTGTCCTGCAGTCACAGAAACATTGGTTTGGAATACTTTTCCCCCGTGGCCTCCGTTTCCTCCTGGGCCACCTTTACCAGCGAGGCCAACGCCGTATCCGCTGTACTGTGCAGCCGCAAGGCCGCTGGAAAAAGAAGCTGTAACCCGTGTGCTGCTCTCTCCTTTATTGCCGCATTGACCTCCCTGCCCGCCGCCTATCAGCACAACACGGACACTGGTAACGCCGTCCGGCACTGTCCAGTTACCCGAGGCGGTCAATATTTCCGATTTGTCGTAATACTCCACATCCCCAATGTTCTGCGGTTTGTACCCAACAAGAATCGTTTCATTCGCTTTCAGCTTCTTGGACATCGTAATATCAGAGGATTCAATGCAGCCCTCTACCGTACCGCCGTATGGATGCACAATGCTCACCACATCGCCCGGGGATTCGCTTTGCACCAGCACATCGCTTACAATGCGCTCGTTGCATGAGTAATAGCTTACAAGCCTTTCCGCAACGGCGTTTGAGTTGGCAAGCGAAACAAGCGTCGCACCCTCGACCTTTACCACGCTGTCCGACTGGTCTATCAGGTCCCGCGTTTTCGGCGCGATATCCTTGATCACCTGTCTTGTGGTATGCACATACTTCTTGCCCGTCAACTTCCCACTGCCCGCAGTTACAATCGCGTAATTTGCACCGGATTCCGTAATGCTGAATCCGTCTGCAACGAGGTCATAACACGGTTCGTCAAATGTGATCTTATCGCCGGCCGATGCGGTACCCTCAAACAGGTCTACGGTTTCTGTCGCGGTCTGGTTATAAGCGTGCTCGGTTACGATAACCTGCGTCACGGGCGTTGCGTATTCGACCGAGCCTCCGCTGTACATATGGTCTGCATCGATTTCTGCCGACTGCGAATCCCATAACCCCTCTATGCGGATTACCCCGTTATAATCCACCTTGAGCGTTGCGCCGATCGCAAACAGGACTTGCGTCAGGTTCTCGCGCTTTGTGGCGATGGGGAGCCAGCCATACAGCTTGATACTCTTGATATTGTTCTTTACCATAACAAGATACGGACTACAAATATCCGTAACCACCTCATCTACCGTCTGGCCGGTATAGATGCCTCCATTGTGATAGGATTCGTCTAACAGGCCGACGGTGGAGGTGCAGTCAAAGCGGTAGGTGTTGATATTCTCTCTGGATATCTTTTGGACATAAAAAGTCCCCATTTGCGTATCATCGTGAAAATACGTCAATGGGGTATTCCTTTGAAATTGTGTCAGCGTCGTATCGTCGCTTGTTACCTCAAAACTGAACGTGTCGATCTCAAGAGAACTCGACAAAAGCGACCGCGCGTAGTAAGGGTTGCCGCTTTTTATTTCAGTACCCTCAAAGGTTTTATCCAAGTATTCGATTCTGTTTCCCATATTCATGTCCTCTGCGGTTCCATAGCGATAAACTGAACAGAAAGCCCTGTCCAGTAGGTTCCACTTGCGTTTTTGCGTGCAAGCGTATCCTGTCCGGTTGTTACATACATTTCAAATGTAGACATGCCCTGACCATATGGTAAAACGGCCATATGGCTGTCAACCGGAGCAGAAAGCACTTCATACAGACTGTCATAGTCTGAATAGTGGCCAATCTTGGGGTATATCTGCAATTCATAGTTATAGAATGTACCTTTAATATCTCGCGTCATTCTGCCAGACATTACCCGCCCTGCGTTCTCGCCATCCATAACCTGAAAGCTGCGCTTTACGCCACCTGTGGGAATGAGTACGTCATACTCCACATCATCAACGGTCAGGATCATAGCGCACCCCCTGTCACAAGATTCATCCCTCTGCGGCGTGTTTCGGATGAATTATAGTTTCCGGTAATGCGCGCGAATTTCTGACCATCAATGTACAGATCGATAGGCGCATTCCCATTCGCTCCACCGCGCTCTGCCAGAACTTCGGCAACCGCTTGCTTAATCGTTGAAAGCGGTGCTTCAATGTTTGTTCCTGCTTTTTGGTCGCCCAAAACGGCAAGGAACTCATTATTGGGGCTGATTACCGCGCCGGATGCGAGATGGGGGAGATTATCAAGAGAGTATGCGGACATCGCGTACCCCCCTATACTTCTGCCGCTGACAGAGGCACCAGTTGCAGCCCTTTTATTTGCGCTATTGATATTGTGGATAACCATTGCAATTCCCGTTGCGATTGATGCAGCGGCTAAGAGCGCGCCTGCGGGGCCAGTGATTGCCCCAAGCGCAACGGCCAACGCTGCTACTGCTGCCACAACACCATATATGACTGTCGTTACCTTTTCTAAGGTTGTCATGTTTCCCCATGCTGCCGTAACAGATATTACAAGACCTAAAATCGTAGCCAGAACAACCGCCATCGGATTAAGCGATGCAACTAATTTAGCTATTCCGGATATAATTCCTGCAATTTTCCACGCAGCAACAAATGCCACAACCAATTCGATTAATGTTTGTATTACTTCTGGATTCTCTGCCAAATAATTAAACAGATTTGTTAGGAGGCCGAGTAATGCAGGAAGTGCAGTCTGGGTCACCCATGTAAGGAAAGGCAGTACTTTGCTTTGCCATATTGATTGAACCGCTATGCCTATCGCGTCTACTGCACCCTTGAGTGAAGTTAAGGTAGACGCAACAGCGGAAAGAAGCGGCTCGAAGTTGATGCTTGCCGCCCAAGCCGCAGTCGCTTGCACGATACGGTCAATTGTACCGACAATGCTATCAATAATGCCAAGAATTGCTTCCCATATCTGAACGCCGTTGTTGTTGGCCTCCCATGCAATTTGAAGCTGTTCTGCTATATTGCCGATAGCCGCAGCGGTGTTTTGCACGATGGAAAGAATATGCGAGAAAATGGATTGACCCAGTCCCGCTTCATTCCACGCTATCAGAAATGCCTGCCCTATGGAATTTGCAAAACTGGCTATCTGCTGTACCATCGTCATGATCGCGCTTAGCATCGCCTGTCCGGCATTGCCGTTTTCCCACGCGGCGAGGAACGCCTGACCAATGGATGCTATGATCTGGATTATGGTATTGAGCAGATTCATCAGGGTTTGCAACATTTGTTCGCCGACGTTGTTCTGCTCCCACGCCGCCCTAAAGGCATTTGCAATAGCGCCTACAATGCCAAGGATGGTTTGAAGCAGAAATTGCAGGTTATTCAGTGTTTCTACACCCGTACCATTCGTCCAAATACTCATGAACGACTGGCCAATTGCAGAAACCATGCCTTTCAGGGCTTCCAACGCGGCTTTCGCTGAATCAATAGTCGCCTGCCCATATTGCGCCCACGAATCCTGAAATACTTTCCAGAAGTCGGTAAGCCATTGCGGCATGGGGATTTTCGAATAATCCGTATCAAATTGCGGTTCTCCTGGCTTCGGCTGCTCCTGCTTCTCTGTGTTATTGCCGAGCTTTTGAATGGTGTCGAAGCTGGCAAGAGCCTTTTCCGCATCCTTTGTCGCCTGCGTTGTCTCTTCCGTCGCCTGCGCCTGCTGATGCAGGGCATCCGCGTTCTCCTGTGCCTTTTGTGCGGTAGTGCCAAATACAGACGCTACAAACTGCGCCATCTGCGCCGTAACCTGTGCCAAGGCTTTCATCAGCATATTGAGCCACGGCAGGATAGTGTCATAGATCGGCTGAAACGCCGTCAGCAGATTGCTCTTGATCTGGCCGAATGATTTTGCGAAATCCTTATTTGCAAGCAGCGCCTTTCCCAAGTCCTCGGTTAAGGCAGTCAGCGCCCTCGATATAATATTGAAAAACAGTGCGCCCGCAACAATGCTGCGGAGACGGACTGCAACGGCACTTGCCTTTTTGCTGGTCTTATCGAGCACTTTGGCGCTGGATTTCCCGAATGAACTGATCTTGTTTTTCGCCTTATCAGCAGCCGCCCCGATGCCGCTGCCGAGATTCTTTTTCAGGCTCCCGAAGGTGTTGGCAAGGGCAGTTTTCAGTTTGCCTATAATGCTGTTGTTCTGCCTGATTTTCTCATTTACCGTATTCGAGAAGTCGGAAAATTCCGCTTTTGACTGTTGCAGCCCCGCGCGCATGTTCTCAAGCTTGACCTGCTCATTGGACAAATTACTCTCAAGATTCTGCCCAACCGTGCTGTTCCGTGCGCTCTCAACCGTTTCTGCCAGCGTTTGACGAAGCTGCGCGGCTTTTTCGTCGGCTTTTCTCAATCCCTCGGCGAGGCGGTCCGATTCTGCGGTAAGGGCATTCAACCTTTGCGCGGATTCAGAAAACTCTTCCTGTGGAATCGCGCCTACGGCAGCCTGTTTGAGCTTTTCTCCGTATTCAGCCTGCGCCGAATACGCTTTAGCGTTTACCTCTTCAAGCTGCTGCGCCAGCTTTTTTGCCTCGGCTTCCGTCGCTTCCAAATCAGACTTCATTTTCAGCCCGCGAGCGCCGCCGGAGGACACCTTTTCCCATTGCGCGGCAAGCTTCTTGACTTTCTCTGCCTGACGCTCTACGGCGGCAGTCTGCTTCTCAATATCCTTTGACATTTGGGCAATCTGCTTTTTAGCCTGTTCGTCGCTTACGGTAGCTTCTATTCTGATGGAGCCGTCTGCATTTGCCATTCAATCACCCCTTTCCTTTAAAAATGGGTATAAGAAAACCACCCTACGATGTGTAAGGTGGTCTATGTGTTGAGTTGTTTCTGCCTTGACATTGGCCGCACGCATGATATAATATAGATACAAAGGGCGCAGTCGGTAGACGGTTAGCCCCATGAAGCATTAGAAGTAGCCGCTTCATTTGGACGTGAGGGCGGCTACTTCTTTTTATTGTCTAAAATACGCTCGATAAGTACGAGTACAATGACAAGTATTACGAGATATTCCATACAACCGCCCCCTTTCAGGGGCAAGACTTAACCGCCTACCGTTGCACGACTGCGCCCGCCCCCTTATGGGGGGTTTTTTTATTATATCATAGCGCGTTGTCCAGTGTCAATTTATAAGGTTTTTTGCAAACGAAACAGAAATTACCCATCAAACTGCGCCCAAAACGCTTCTACTGCCTCTTTTTCTTCATCAGAAAGCGCAGGCGCGGGGGTCAGATTCCGCTTCAACCGTTCATAATCATGCTTTTGCTTGCCCTTCATTTTGCTGGTATCAGTACCCCGTATCTGTATGGCATGCGATAGTGCGCTGCTTTCATCAAGGCTTTCCATCAACGCCACAAACTCAAACCAGTGCAGTTTGGTTTTATGCAATTCGATTCCAAACGTTTGTCGGAACGACGAATACAGCCGCGCTGCGTCAAAATCGAACCACATAAGGCGCTTGCCGCCGCTTTCCATCTCCTTTTCCTCTCCGCAGCGCATGAACCATGTCATGCCGGCAAGCGCAGTTTCAAGCGGAGGCATGCTTTTCCCATAGAGGAGGCACAACGCAACCCATATCCGATCTTCTTCTGATAGATTGGGATCATCCAGAACGAGGGATATCTGGATGCCGATACGGTAATCCGTCCGGATCAGATATCCCTCATAATCCTCTGGAAGCCGGTCAAGCAGCATGTTATACACTGCCGACACGCTCCGCGCTGTACTTGTTCATATTAGCGACGCGCTTGTTGGTATGCTCCTCAATAAATGGCAGCAGCTTGGTAAACAGTTCAATGAACATATCAGAGGACGGGAGAACATCACCAAACACCTTTTTACAGGTATCTTCCCCGATCAGCGCATCCGTCTTATCGCGTACTTCCTCATCAAACTTTACAACGTCGTCAATTGTTTCTGCAATATCGGCTTTCTTAGCTGAAATCGCCTCTGCCTGCGTTTTGATATCGTTCAAAAGACCATAAAAGCCTTTTACAAAGCTGTCGTCAGACAGCGGCAGGCGGATCGTATCGCCTGCGTCGTTTACCTCGATCACCTTAACGCCATTATTAATTCTGATGCTGTCCATTTATTACACCCCTACTCCATCAGCCGTAAATGTCGGTTTGCCAGTCGTAATTTTTACCGTCCCTGGGATCGGGTCGCCTACATAGTTAAGCGTGAACTCCAAGGTCGGTGTCTCACCGCCCGCGCCGCCATAGGTATCGACCTGTACGGAAACCTCCTGTACTTCTGCCTTGTATGTGATATCAGGGCTTTCCCCTGTAGAATCCCACATATCAATATTGAGCAGCCAGGAATGCGAACTTCCGAGAGTGGCACGGCTTCTCCGCTTCTGGTTCACATACTCAAACACCTCGTCGCCCTTCGTACATTGCTGGGATACGCTCATGGTGGGCTGGTAGCCCGTGATCTCCGTTGTGGCCGATTCCGAGATAATGTCCTGCTCAGTCTCGGTCTGCGCGCCATAGTCAGTTGATGCCTCGGTAACGTTTTTGCCAAGGCGCGCCCATGTTGCCGCCGAATATTCTCCAAACGTCTCTCCAACATCAAGAAAATGCGCAATCAGCGGTCTTTTAATTTTTTCTGTTACTGCCATATTAACCTCCTACTTCATATTCCATTGTCATCAGGATTTGATAATCTTCTACGTTGTCATCATGCCTTATAAGCAGGCTCGCGGAAGATGTGCGCTGCACGGTGGTGACGTTTTTCTCATCGCCCAAGTCCGGCCAATTCTCCTCTGCCCATTCGCCAAGTTTATTCAATTCGCTTTCCGCGTCTAACCGTTCTTCGCTATCTGTGGGCAGGGACCTGTACAGTATCCCGAATTGGTATTGCGCCTCATAGCTTCCATCGATATACTGTGCTGTCTTATACGCCCCTTGGATGGTCGTCAAGCTCAACCCTGACCTTTCCGGCGGGAGATATTCAAACTCGATAGTAGGGCTATGCTTTTTCAGCCACAAAAGAACGGCGCGCGATATGCTCTCCTGTTCGCGTGCCGTTACATAGCTTATCTTTTTACTTGTCGGCAAGGATTTTCTTCACCCCCTGCTCCCACTTCTCTTCGTTCACGGCTTTGCTTACTTCAAACCAGTGTGAGGTCGCTTGTGGATGCATTGACTTATTAAATATTAAGTTCTTATCTGTCAGTGTTTTCCTTGAGCCTTTTCTGGCATAGCTACTTCCCGTTTCAGGGTCTATCATCAGCTTCCCATAATACAAATAGCGCGCATATGGCATTGCATATACAATTGCGTTCCCGTCACGATGGACATTGGTTGATAAGGCTCCAGTGAGCGCAGGCACAAATTGGTCGGTGTCTTTAATAATTTCTTCTTGCAACCAGGCATTCGCTTTTTTTATCCGTCCATCCAGCACATCATCCGGAATATCGATAGCAAGAGAATACCGTATCATTTACCACCCACCTCCCAATGCTGCATCTGCGGCGAGCCATAGTCATACCGCACAACCGAAGTCACGCGGTACACCTCATGCTTCTCCCTGTTCGCCTGATATCTCCCCTCGTCCGGCACGTCGCCATAGGCGAAGTAATCCGTTTCAGGGTCGAGCCGCAAATCCGGCGCAACGGAAAACGGGATATGCAACGTCACTGTATCCGCACTGTTCATCGCCGTTTTGGAAACGGATGTGCCGCGCGTGGATTCCAGCAGGACACCGGAAAGGACTGTCCGGCCGGACGGCTGGAACAGGGTCACAGTGTGGGGTAATCGCATGTCCCACACCTCCGTCCCCTGTACAGCATGCCCGTTCTTGCAAGGTACTGTGCTGCAGCGCTTTTCAATTGTGTTTGGGCTTCCTGCGATGCCTCCGCACCGCCACGATAGCTTACAGACCACGAGCCTACGCTTTCGCTTTGCTTTTCCTGTTCTTCAATAGAACGAGATTGGTACGCATCGATCACGCGGTATTGTTCCGCAACAGCGCAGCAGGCCATTTTCAACGCATCAAGGCTGGGGTTTTCCCCCGCCCGTCCCTGCGTGTAGTAATCCAAAAAGGAGCTTGCACGCAGCGCAAGGCGAGGGAAATCACTTTCTGTGATGGTTGTTCCCAGATATGCTGTTTTGTAATAATCATAGTCTGCGTAAACCATCACGCGCCCTCACTTTCTTGCACGGCTCTTTGATTTGGTCTGCGTCTCAAAAGATGCCTGCTTAAAATTGAACGTTACCACGCTGCTATCGTCTACGATCACTTCAAACGTGTCATTCCGCGACACCCTGAATATGATGTCTGGATCGAATACGATATCCTGCTTTGTGGGTGTCCCATTTTTCTTGAATGTCATTTTGGTTCCAGATTTGGTGAGGTGGAACGGAAAGTAATATCCGGCTTGCTCCTCCGGCTCGCTGCTAAATCCAGTAAAGCCAGTCACATAATGGAACGTGCCGACCACTTCTCCGCTCTGATAAACTTTCAGATCGTTACCCACCATATCGGAAACCTGTTTCCCCAATAGGGTCTGACTGCCGGGGAAAAGGGTTAGAGTGTCAGACCCGATCATTCCCCCGCCTTGTAGCTGGCAAACGGGAACGGATTGGAAAGGCTGGCGTTAAACGCACTCTTGGGATTTGCAACCTCCCAACCGAGACGCATAACTGCACGAAGCGCAACCATGTCGTTCTGCATGAGGTTATATGTGATATCCTTGGTGGACGGGTCCTGAATCACGCCGCTGTCAAAAATCTTGAAGGTCATGTCCTGCCGAATCGCATAGATAAGCTGGTTCCAGTCACCGACAATCATGAGGGACTTGGTTGCGTCAAACGCACCGTTGTTGGGGAAGTACATGTCCATTCCATCCAGCGCATAGCGGGTGCTGCCCTGCATATCGGTTTTGAAAATGGGCTGTCCGTTCGCATCCACAAGGCCGCGGAGCTTCGCCCGCATACTGATTGCTGCCATTGCGCCATTGGGGATGAATCCATCCTCTTCAACCTTGGCGATCACGCCGCCCTCTCCCATGATATCCTTGAAGATATTAGCGGTCGCGGTTACTTCGTTGCTCGCCGTGCTGATGGATGGGACAAGCCCATCACGCCAAGAGGTCGGCTTGTTGACACCAAACAGAATAGCGGCATCGATAACCTTTCCAAATGCTTCGGTCAGGCGCGGTCGAACCTCACCCCAAATGTCATAAGCACTGTCGTCCAGCACCGCTTCGGGGATAGGTACGATAACAGCGATTTCCTCTGCCGTGATTTTCTTATCTTTCCACGCCATCGTGGTAGTCTGCTTGAAAGCATTCTCTTCCGCACCGCTTGCAGTTGCCTCGCCGTTCACAAAGTACGCCGTGGGCAATGCGTCAAGTACATTGATGGTCTGCGTCTTGCTGCTCATGTTAGGCAGACGGCGAGCCATCCTAAGCACGGCACTCTCCGCAATCGCGCCCTGCATAATCTCGCGGGTCACAGGCTCAGGGATAAGCCCGCCCAATTTTGTTCTGTCAATTGCACTTACTGCCATAATCTAAGTCTCCTTTCATTTCAGCGCTCCACGAATGAGCGCGTTCATCATGCTGTTTTCCGTTTGTTCTTTTGTTCCGTTGCCGCCAACAGGCGCAGTCCAGTCGAAAGTGGGATTCTTGCGATCTGCTGTCAGTGCATCCACAGCCTGCTCGAAGGTGGTCTTGTCATCCACCATCTTTCCGGCTTTGAATGTGATAAACTCCGCTTCTTCGCCGGAAAGACCTTTTGAAGCGACGTAATAGCTGCGCCTCAGTTCTTCAAGTTCTGCTTGCGTGGTTGTCAGCATACCGGTAGCGTTATCCGCTTCGGTTGTTTTCGCTTTTAGCTGCTTCGCAAGTGTTGCGGCTTCACTTGCTTTGCTGTCAAACACGTCTTTCTTGACATACCCGCTTAAATCTACTGCATCGGGAATCTGTACGCCAAGAAGTGCAGCTACTTTTTCGTCGGCGGTCATGCCATCGAATCCCTCAATCGTACTGGTGTCAATCGTTGCCATGTCAATTCTCCTTTGGGTTTTTAAGACTTCTCTGTCTTGTTTTGGGTTTCCCGACTTCTCTGTCGTTTGGGTTTTAACGTCTTCTCTGACAAAATGGGTATAAGAAAAGCGCCATGCGTTCGCACAGCGTTTGACTTATTCAATTATTTTAGCGCGTTCCCATTGTTCCGGCAGCTTTGCCGCCTTACTGAACGCCCTGTATTTTCGTTGTAAGCGGGTGATGCGGGCTTTGGTTTCCTGTTCCCGCTCTACCATGCCAGCCGCATTGTAGCCGATCCTGCGGCGCTCCAGTTTGCGCAGCGTGCGCTCGATCTCGCGCTGCTTCTGCGTCGCTTCATATGCGGTATACCGCCGTCCTTCATAGGTGATAGGCGGCGTGTCAATTTCCTGAAGCTCCTTATCGGTATATGCCCGCTCGGATACACCTTCCAGAAAGGCGTACTTTCGGTGTCTGCAATTAGCTCCCTCCAATCCATCGACAGCGCCCAATCCACAAACTGTGTATATGTTCGGGTATTTGCTGTCCGAGCGCGTACTGTAAACTTTGCCTTGCCAGCTTTTATGATTTTGCCAGCCAGCGCCTTTATCGCGCGCGCCTCGATGGGCTGTGACCTCATACAGATCGGTTTCCAATACCTCCGCTGCCGCTTCCGAATATTTTGCGGTAACCTGATTCAGACCTGTCATAATTGCACGCCTTGCGGCCACATCCGCATGATCTCGGTGTCCGCTGGCATAATCTACAATGCTTATGCCGCTGTCCGCTAACTCCCGAACAGCGTCTTCCATTGCCTGCTGCACGGTAAATGAACCGGAATATACTTTCAGCTCGGCTTTATCGAGCGCCGCCTGATATGCCTTTGGAATGGGCTGAAATGTTCTCACGCTTCCACTCTGCACTGCAAAGCCAAGCGAACGGGTGATATTGCGGTATCCGTCAAGCGTCTGCGCCTTGATTATTGCAATATCCACAGCGGACACAAGGTGTGCTGGCATGGTAATGCTTGCTTTATCCGCTAAGCTATCGTAGTATCTCCGGCTCATATCGACTACTCTGTCAAGCGCTGCCTCAACCTGCGGAATTGTGCTTTTGGTATTTTCCGCTATGCATCTTTCTATATCATCCATATCCAAACCAATAGAGCGCAGGATGCGGATATCATTGACTGCTACTTCATTTAGCTCGCCTGTCAATCGGAACCGGCTGCATATCTCCCGCAGGATATCATTCTCCAACCCATGCACCGCATCTATGATCGGTTGCGGCGCAGCCTCCAGGTATTCCGGTGTAATGGGAAATTTCATTATTCAACTTCTTCCTGCGGTTCATCCGTCATATCCTCCATCTTCGGCAGCATCTTCTTGGCTGTCTCCTCGTCCTCGTTCATCCACTTAGCCCGAAACTCCCAATCATTCATAATGCCGGCGTTCAAAAGCTGCATGTCTCGTGCAAAGTCTGACTGCTTATCTTCGATAATACTGTCGTCAAAGTCTATGGATATTTCTACGTCCTCATTCAATCCTGCACTCATTGCTGTATTACCCAAATGCAGGATGATTCGACATAGTTCCACAAGCACCTGCTCCAGAATGATCTCATGTTTCTTAATGGTGCGAAACAGGGTGCTATTCTCGCTGACGACTTGGGTGGCGGTAGCCACGCTGCCTTGATCGAACCTGTAATGATTCTCTCCGAATCCGCACTTGCTGGATAATAAATTAAGCTGATCCTGTACCCCTATATTCAATTCTGCTGTTCGAAGCTGCGGGCTGATCGGCTCGACAACGTTTCCCTCTTTCGTATCCTCTGGCAATAGATAAAATCGGTTGTCTGCACTATTAACCGTTGGCTCTCCGTCTATATAATCCGTTGCTGGCATCTTCACCATTAGCAACAGCGCGCCATTGTCAAACTCATTTGCATAACAGTTATAAGCCTTGTCTACCCCTATCAGCACATCAACGGCATTCGCAAAGACAGATATTCCAAGCGGAATGGAGTAATCAAAGTTGTTTGCAATGTTGGGGCGGTCAATAACGAATTGACGTTTATCGGACTTTGTGTGTACTACAGACGGGACGCGTTCAAATCCCTGCACATCCGTCAACGATAATTCCGTATCCAAATTGTTGTTACGGTAGCGGTAAATTCGGTTCTCAATGTCATACAAGCCGTTGACCTTATGATGGATTTGCAGGTAGCAGTAATCCTCGCCGCTGACCGTGACCACGCTGGAAAAGGCGCACTCGGTGATAATGCCGTTCTGCCATGCGATAGGCCATATGTTTTCGATCGTAACATAGTCCAACACGATACCGCTCGCGCTGCCAGGGGTAGGACCTGCCTCTGTGGCTTCCATTCCTACCACACGCGGAATAAAAGCTACTGTGCCAAGCGCGAAGGCCATTTCCTGCAGTTCGTTTGACTTTACAAGAAAATTGTTTTCCTCGAATGTACGGTTTATAAATTTTTGTTCCTTTTCCCCCTCTAATGTGATAGAAACTTTCTCATTCATCAGGAGATTTGCCCAATCCTCACAGACTTTCTTTGCCATGCCAAGCGATGCTCTTTCGCATTTTGCCCATTCATGGCCATTGTACCTTCTGTAAGTATGGATGCCTTCTACTTTTCCTATATACCAACTTTTCCATTCATCTACTTTGCGGTAAAAGCTTTCGTCTACGGTAGAAAAGCCTAATTCTTTCAGCTTCCCAATTACATTCATGCGGTCGCCCCCATTATCCTGCATATACGTTCCAGTGCGTATCGCGTAGCATCTATCAAATGGTTGTCTTTGTCCGGATACCCGCTGATGATCTCGCCATCCTTATTTCGCTCATATTCGTAATTGACAAATTCATCGTAGGCATGCGGTGTGCGGCGGCGGTCAATAACTATCCTTCGGCGCTGCAACCACTTCATGCCATAATCTACGCTGCCAGGGCCTTTGACCGCTTCTTTTGCCGGAAGCCCCATCGCCCGATAATCCGCTGAAGACTTCGGCTCTGCGTTGTCGCATGTAATATAAGCGTCTCTATATCCTTTTTGCAGTATCAGCTTTCCGCTTGCATCGTTTGTCAGCTTGTTCTGATATATTTCGTCAATAAAATAAATCGTTTCTCTCGCTCTATCATAATGAAGCCGGATAAATGCAAATGGATCGGGAAACCATCCCCAGTCAACGCCTTGGTAGATGCGGTCAAAAGATGCGATTTCTCTATCTGTGATTTCACGCAATTCCAAATTCTCAAATACATTCCCGCCGGTACCGACTGCTTCCCCCAGATATTCGTGCCGGTATGCCCGCTCATCTGTGGCTTTCAGGTGTTCAGCTTCCGCGATAAACTGCTCTCCCAGCCATTCGGACGGTGCTTCAAGGTATGTGCTTTTGTGACACAACCTGTCTTTACGTTCTTCCAAGCTGTCTTTATTCGCCCAATTATCACGGCTGATAGGAGGGTTATAACTCTCAAAATTCCAAAACTTAGACCCTCCGCGCATAGTAGATTGTAAGATGGTTCGTATTTCTGCGCGACCGGCAAACTGGTCTTTCTCTTCAAAGTGTGTCACCGCGATATACCCAAACGGCACCTTGATAGACTTTATTTTCATCGGATCGTCTGCACCGCGAAACATAATTTTCTGCCCTGTCGGTCGGTATATCAGTTCCATCGGTTGCACCTTTGCATCCCAATAGGCCGCCATGCCCAACTCACCTATCGCCCATAAGTACTGCGCGTATACGCTATCGCGGATGGTATTGGCTACTTTGCGCAGCACAACAGCATGCGTTCCTGGATTGGCAATAAGTATCAGCGGAACCAGCAGCGATACGCAGGAAGATTTTAACGAGCCTCGCCCGCCAGATAAGTCGTAATGCGTGTGTCCATGTTGAAACACATCGCGAGCCAGGAAATGAAACGCAGGACCTATCACGGATGATAACTTAATTTCAGACATCGATTATCACCTTTACTCCATTGTCGTTTCCGGTTCCCGCTTCCTGTGTCGTCGTCCACTTATCGATCAGTGTGCCAAGGGCGGTTGTAATCTGTGCCGGTGTCGCCTCGGTCAGTTTATCCTCGCTATTCAATACATCCAGCCCTTTGTCAATAATCTCGCACACAACGCTGCGCTTACTTTCCATGTATGCTATGATATCAGCGGTATTCTCTTCCTTTTTTCGCTGCAATTTTTGTCTAATATCTGTATCATTCGTGACAATGTTCTTTACTGTCTGCCTTGATACGCCGTGGATTTTCGAGACGGCATTATAGCTGCCAAGTTCAACATAATCCGCAACTATTTTCTTCCTCTGTTTATCCGTCAGCCGCGCAGCCATAACGCCACCTCCAATCTGCGCAAAACAAAACCGCCACCCGTCAGGATAGCGGCTTATAATTCTAAATGGTGGTCCCTCCTGGAATCGAACCAGGTCCCAGCGGTTATGAGCCGCCTGCTCGACCTTCGAGCTAAGGAACCATATACCCGCTTATCGCGGGTATCGCCCGCCCTGTACACACTACGCTAAGGAAAGGGATCACTCACCTCTCTTTGTCATGTATTTTACAGGCACATACATGGTGAGTATCGTGCAGGTGCAGGCCTTCTTCTCTTATGCGAGCTATCGCGCCGCATACGTCCGGCTGTCGGAGGGGAGCTGCCCCGCATCTCCCAGCTTCGCCAACAAATAGGAGGCGTTCCACACTGGGAGTTTCACATGTGATCGCGCTTGCCCCGTGGCCTTTGGTGCTTCGGCTTTCGCCTCGCCCCGCGTGGGCGATGATCGTACGTCTTTCCGCACTGCCAGTACACCGAGCGCTACGCTGCCCAGCCTTTTGCCCCGCCGCCCTCATGCAGGTTTAGGGACGTATAAAATGTTTATAATATGTAATTGATTTATTCCTGTTTATATGCCATAATAAAGGCGAAAGGAGGCGCTATCATGGCTACTGTTTTTGATGTTGCAGATTTTTTTATTGATATTGCAAATATGAGCGAAGACGACCAGATGACCAACCTTAAACTTAATAAGCTGCTTTATTATGCTCAGGGCGTTTTCCTTGCCAGAACCGGAAAGCCGCTATTTGATGATGATATTGAGGCATGGGATTTAGGTCCCGTCGTTTCATGTATCTATCAAAAATATAAAACTTATGGCCGATCCCCTATAGACTCCGTCAGCGAAGATTATGACTATTCTGTTTTTGACGAGAATGAATTAGAAACCCTCGTTGATGTAATGCGGGAGTTTGGCCAATTCACCGGATCAACATTAGTCACCAAAACACACAGACCTGGAACCCCCTGGAGCGAAGCGCGCATTGAAAACTGCACCGTTCTCAACCCAGAATCCATTCGAGAATATTTTTTAGAGCACCCCGTTCCTCGAATCAACGAAAAAATAAATTCCGAAACTGTTACGGCTTTGCCTCTCGATTGGTACGATCCCGCAGAAGATACCGAATGGGAGGCGTATCTGTGAACAAGTGGGACATTTATTTCGCTCATGTGCCTTTTGAGGATTTGCCAGAATCAAAACCTCGTCCAGTTATTGTGCTTGATGATTTAACCGTTGCTGTTGTGTGTTTGAAAATGACGAGTCATTCTCCACGCCTTGGAGAATATTCATTAAAAAGATGGCGAGATGCTGGGTTGATGAAGCCAACGACCGTCCGAATATCGAAACGATTGTCGCTCAGCCGCAAACAGTTTATAAAACGTCTCGGCTCGTTACATCCTATTGATATCATTGAAATCGAAAAAATAATGCTTTCATAATCTCTCTGCCCCTTATTGGGGCAGCTTTTATTTTATGCGGGTGAGGATTTGCACCTCACATGATGGACGCGCGCCTCTTAGACACCCAGTCTGCGCCTTTTTTGCGCGGCCAACGCCGCAACCATCTGCCGCCCTCTTGCCAGCGTCTACTATTGCCATTCAGGACTTGCGGATGCCCTGTCCAGCTTTACCGACCCGCAGGCCGTCTATTCCGCCACCGCATATTCTACATTTGTTCTTTTATGCTTCTGTCAAGCGTTACCCATCTCTCGTCACCTGCCTCATGTAGCGGCGTGACGGTAGTGAGCCGCCACGCTTCGCAGTTTGTGTATACCCGCCCTGCGTCGCTTCGCATCATGCTCGCCGCATATTGCCCGAATGACCCGTCGGGCGCGGGAAAAACTATGGCTCCCCCTCTGCCTCATGCAGCTTTGGGGGCATATCCCGCCCAGCACCGGCCGGACGGGTAGACATGGAGGAAAACATGAATTTCAGGCTTTTGTACTTTTATCCATTACCATTATAGCACATATACTATTAGTATTTATTAGCATATTTTCAACTTCTCGTAATGCTTTAGGATGAAGCACCTTAGTCACATGTGCAAATGAATAATGCATACATTCCGCCACTTCATTCCATGTTTTACCGTTTATATAATACTCAGTTAGCAAAGTCGCACAGGCATTATCTTCTATCTTGCCAACCACCTGCAAAATCTCTGCCCTGATTTCATTCAGCTTATCAAGCTGTTCGTCTACAACCGCGCTTGCAACAGCATATCCTGCTATCTTATCATCAGGCGCGCCCGAGCTTCCCGAGGGCGGCGTTTCGTGCGGCCGAGCAGTAATCGACACCGCCCTGTCGTAAATGCGCGCCTTGGCCTCCTGCAAGGCTTCTATGCGCTTCTCCATATTGCGCGCCCGCATCAGCCATTCTTTCGCAGTCACTCCCATACCTCCATTCCAAATATTTTTCGATTTCAGGTGAGTAGTCAGTCACTTTGTTCCTGCTCCCACGCTTTCTTTGCTTCCTCCGGCGTACTATATCCGCCGTCAATAAACAGCCTCATCGCTTCTCTCCCATCCCCGTACCGGTATTGATACGGGGTGCCTCCTCGGTATTTGATGTAGAGATCAAGCATGGTTATCTCCCTTCGGAGGTTCAGGAAGGAGCATCCAGTGGGTGACACGCTGATATTTTTTCTTTGCCCATGCTGTTTTCCCTCTAAATGTATCAATACCAACACGAAGTTCTTCTCTCACCATGTCCCAGTGACAGGGATGGTACACGACAAGATATTCGCCAGCAGTCTCCGGCAGCCTCTCCTTGACGCTGATCCATTCACTCATGCTGATCGCCCTCCCCGTCGTGGATGGAGCCGATTACCTCACATTCGTAATGACACCAAGCATCTGGGAAACTTATCATACAGCAGCATGTCGTGCCGGAGGCGGTATGCGCGCGCCTTGCGCCCGAAGTCAGTCGGCATCCTGCTCGTCCTCCTTTCTCTGCCCTCGGCTGCAAAAATCATTTTCCCGAACACATGCAACCGCCCATTTACATCCGCCGAGCCGTTGCAAATCGTTAATGTTATCTCCTGCATAACCTCCTGATGGCTTCCAGCACCTGCATTCCTGGCACCTGACCACAGGCACGGTGTCGATAGGGGGGGCTTCATCAATATACTGGTCTACTGTTTCCTTGATATATGTAGGGGCATCTGATATGCCAAAATTGATCGCGTCTTTCAACGCATCCAAATCACCCAGCCTCATGCTCGTCCTCCTTGTCCATGCGAGCGCCGTAAGAACAAAAGTCGTTATCCGTTTCCCATGTATGCTGTTCTCCACAGTCACAACGATAAAACATAGCGCATTCCTCACGCCCACGCCAAACGCAATCCTTGCAGCGTACCACCTCCGCAACGTCGGCAGCGGAGATATCCTCTACCCCATAACTAATTTCACGCAAGCATTCCTGAACAGCGCCGTGTGCTTCGTAGTCGAACATAGACCCGAAATCAACTGGATTGATTTTTTCCAGCAGATTCAAGACAGTCGCCCTCTCGATGTACTCCTTCATTCCTCAGCCTCCCACTCTTTCTTCATGTCTTCGTATAGCTCTTCCATCTTCCGGTTCCACCCCTTGAGCTTCCAGAAGACAAGAACGCCAAGCACTATCCATTCAACAGCGGCTATGAGCATCATAATATCAACCATCCTGCTCCCTCCGTAGTGCGGCCTCGGCCTGCTCTTTACTTCCAAAAAAGCAATTACCCAATGCAGAACCGACAAATTCATCAAAGTCTCCGCACTCAAAATCAACGCTAAAGCTATCCAGTTTGCCGTCCTTGTACGATGCAATAAACACTTTTCCAGGCTCGATTTCTCCGGTTTCATTGTCTACATACCAGACGGGAGTCCCTTTTCTTAAAACAGGTGTCTTTTGCGGGTCAGGAAGAATGATGCACCGCCCCTCCTTGTCCGCCTGCGCCAGTTCGCGGAGGCGGTCAGGTGTTATACCAAGGGCTTGTCCGGCCAGTTTTAAAACAGCAGCTTTATTAAATGCCCGTTTGAAGTCCTCCGGCTCCAGCCCCGTTTCCTCGTAGGCGGCGAGGCGGTCAACAGCTTTGTTTATCACCTCTTGTTGGATAGGGCTGATACAATCAATACAATCTTCCAGTACATACCTTAATTTCTCCGTCAACTTTTCCATGTTACTCCTCCTTTTGGCCGCGCCTTAAATACTTCGGCATACACTCTTTCCACGGCCCCAATAGGCGTTCTGCTTCTTCCAAGGCTTCTGTCTCGTAATTGTGCGGGTCTTCCTTATCGCTGTTGACGTATGCAAACCACATCATAGCGAGAGCCCGCTTCACCCGCTCCAGTTCCTTGTATACGGCAGTAATCCCAACATCCCCGCCGTACATATCCCACTGTGTGCGCAAATCATCCAGCTCGGCCTCTTGTTCTTGCAAAAACAAGTTTCTCCTATCAAGTTCTTTCGCCTGTTGAAATACTAAATTCACCTTGCGTTTTAGCTCGTCCCGCAATTTCTCGTTTTCGGTCTGGAGCGCGGTGAGAGCATCTGCCGCTTGCGCCGTGATACCTCCGTGTTGTTGATGCCTGGCTGAATACTCGTTCAACTGCTCAATCAGCTTCTCAATGTCCATCAGGTGTCCTCCTTTGCGGGCTGCTGGAGCCACATTTTAAGTGTCCTTCTTGTCGCACAAATTCCGCTGCAATCCTTTACGCCTTTTCCAATTAAGCAATCTCCTGCGCAATCCTTAAAGTGACACAAAAACTCCGCCAGCTCCTCGTCACTCATGGCCCTGATACATGCGGCATTTGTGTATGGCACTTTTGTCGCATAAGGGCAGTACTGCATGGGGCAGTTTATACCGCTGCATTCCATGTCGGTTCCTCCTTTTCCTCCGGCGGGCATATACCGCCCCACTGTTCGGCCATAGCCAGCGCAATTCCGCAAAATGTTCTGCTGCGCAGTCTGGCGCGGTCTTTGCACGGCGGCATTCGCCATACACGCTGCTCTCTGCCTTTTACAATATTCGTTGGCTCCAGTTTCGGCAGCCCTTTCAGCCATAAACATGTTGCCTCCGCAATGCATCCCGCCGCAATTCTTCTCCGTCCGCCTCCTGCGGCAGCTCTTTTGCGCCCTGCATTGCAAGAATCTTTTGTATTTCCCCCGGCAATGCGAGGTATTCCGTCACTTCTACCGCACGTGCTCGATACGCCCGTTGGAAATTCGACGCGACCACAGTTTGAAGTTCATCACCGTTTGACATTGCCCAGCTTTTCAGCATGGCCGGATTGCCAACCACACGCCGTACCACTGGCGGCAGTTTTTCAAACTCTTCCGCAGCGTGATATGTGCTGCGCCCGATCGCCTTTGAAACCAGCGCCCACGCCTGCGCCTCGTCCAACATATCGGGGTATCGCAGTCTTACCAGCCTCTGCTTGATCTGCCCAATGTCAGGCGGGAAACCGCTTGTGCTTGTCGCTATGTATGCCTTTACCGCCGCCCCGACCATTGTCCCGCTGTCCTCCGCGAACATGTCGTGCCAAAGCCGCAGCGCCTCTCTCCGATCGTCCGCTGTTTTGTTGCGGTAAAAGCCTGGGTACGCAGCCTCCAGCACGCGGATGATCATTTCCGTTTCCTGCTTTGTCATGTCACCAATCTCCAAAAACATCCTTGAACGAGCCGCCCTGTCCGTTCTGCCTGCCCCAGCCCTGCCGGATGCACTTCCGCACGACCAGATTCCAGTCTTTCCAGTGGTTCTTGTTGCCGGTAGACTGTGCAGATTCGTCCACATAGGCGATCGCTCGTTCCGCTTCCGCTTCTCCGTATTCGGACACTAAGCGGGAATACTCTTCCTCCGTCAGTCTCACCCAGCCGTATTCTCCATGCCGGTTCCGCGTGGGTGCGGGCGGCGCAGCCGCCTTACTCTCTTTCTGAACCGAAGGTGAAGAAAGAGAAGGTAAGGTATGGTCTGGTCTGGTAGGCGTGGATTTTCCGTGGAAACCGCTCGGATTTTCTGCGGAAATTCCGTGGATTTTCCGTGGATTTCCCGTGGATTTTCCGTCGGCTTTCCGCTCCCTGTCAGCCCGCTTTTTGCTTTGCAGCTTTCCGTTTAGTTCCTCCCATCCGTGGATGCGCAGCCCCGCTTCTGTGCGGTCAAGAAAACCGCACTGTATAAGCGACTTAATCAACGCATCCGGCTTCTTTTTCCATCGCATGATATCTGCGATTTCGCTTTCAGGCATCCAACTGATATACCCTGTTTCATTCCCTGCCTGCTTCGCCCACGCCCACAGCCTGCCCAGCTTGCCCGCAGCCGTATCCGCATCTATTTTGAGCGCCGCCGCCAACTGCATCAGTTTAGGATGGGTATACAGGTTGCAGTCAACCGCAAACCATGTTATTACCGCCATTCTTTACTACCTCATACACCGCCACGGAAACGCCCGTGAGCGGGTCTTTCTGTTTGCCCACCGCCTTTACCCTGCCCGCCTTGCGCAGCTCGGTGAGCCTTGGTTTTACCGCGTTCAGATCGGAAAAGCCCAGCTCATACGCGATCTGCCGCGCGGTCATCTGCCGGCCGTGCAGGCAGCCCAGTATCATTGCCTGCCGCTTTGCCTTGTCTATTGCTTCATGCCCCTCGCGGCGCGTTTCCTCTGTAATGCTCATGCTGCCACCTCAAAAGGGTACATCCCCGTCATCCTCCGGCTCGTGGAAATCGCTTTCCGGCGGCTCCACAGCCGCATAGCCAATATCCTGCGGCATTCCTGATACGTCCTGCCTGTTTTCTTCCCGAGCCTTTTTGGTCTCGCCGAAAGTTACCTCGTCACAGTTGACCTCTATGGCCGTGCGGTTGTTACCGTTCTGGTCCTGCCACTGGCGGGACTGGACGCGGCCGGTCACAATCGCCATCATGCCTTTTGTGAACCACTGCACAACAAACTCAGCCTGTTTACCCCATGCAACACAATTGATGAAATCGGTCTGGCGTTCGCCGTTCGGGTCCTTGCGGTCGCGGTCGATTGCAAGGCGGAACGAACACACAGCCATATTGCTTTGGGTATGCCTCAGTTCGGGGTCGCGGGTCAATCGCCCCATCAGGATCGCCTTGTTCAGCATCTGTCCAAATCCTTTCGATATTTCAAATCAGCCTCGTTCCAATCCGGATACAGCCCTTGCAGGTATTCCCGCAGTTCCCCGCGTATTTCCTCCCGCTCTGCACTCTGGTCAAATCGCCGGTGGCAGTCCGCGCACAGCATAACAAGGTTCATTTCCCGTCCTAAGCCGCCGTGGGAGCGCGGAACGAAATGGGCGGCTTGTAATGTGCCGGCCGTCCCGCAAAGCACGCAGCGCTTATTGTCGCGCTCATATACCCGCTTCCATGTCGCGGGCTGTACCGATGTAAAACGTGTTTCACGTCTCATACCGTTCTCGCCTCCGGCTTCCAGTCGTTTACCCATCGCAGGATATCCCCCGGCGGCGCGGTCTCAATGTCCTGGTCTTTGCAGTCCTGCACGACCAGATCAATCAACCGCCCCATCTGGCGGGTGTCGTAAGTAGAGGAGCCGTAGTAGCAGCACAGCAGGTTTTGCCCCGCGTCCTCCACGACCCAGCCAAGCCCCTGTGATTCCCACAGCGTCCATATCAGCTTTCTTTGCGCTTCGTCAATGTACGGAACAAAGCGGGAATTATCTCCGATTTCTATGATGTAACTGCGGTAAATATCCTCCTTTCTAACGCCGGACACCGCAGCCAGCATGCCGCAAAGTTTCCAGAAATAACGATTCGCTTTCGAGCTGCGCCGTTTGATTTTCCGCTTGATCTCGGCGATAAACCACTTGCCAGCCTTCATAAGACCGATTTGCTTCCGTGCCATCCACGGATTTTTCACCCGCAGGCACAGCCACACGCCGCGCTCATCCCGCCGCACCTCGGCGCGGTCAAATTCATGCGTCAAGCGCGTTCATCCTTTCCAGCTTTTCGGTCAGCTCGATCAGCGCCGCATTCATCTTTACGATGTCGCCCGCGTCCTGCGCATACTGTTTTTCCCACATATCCTTCGCCATCGCATCATCACCGGCGCAAATCTGATGAATAATTTTCTGCACTTCCTCAGCCTTTTCCCGTGCCGCTGCAAGCGCGGTTTCTGCTTTGGTCTGCTGTGGCTTGTGTTCGTCATACCACTTTTTATAACACGCCATGCACATTTGCTTTCCTGTATTTTTCTTAGTACCCTCTATGATACTTTCCACACTGTTTTTTTCGGTTGCTCGGATTGCTTTTCCGCACTCCTCGCAGATTTCCGGCGCTTCTCCCTCGTCCAGCCATGCCGCCAGCTTTTCGCCGAGCGCTGGGGTGATGATCTCGCCGTATCCGTCCAAAAAGGTAGTGTCCTTACTCGCTGTCGCGGTGTGGGCT